ACCTGGAGCTGATCAACGAGGATGGCGAGTACAAGCACGGGAGTTTTTCCGAGTTCAAGGAAAGCAACCAGCTCAAGACATACGGCAAGGCGTTTCGACTGACCCGTCAGGCCATCATCAACGACGACCTGGGAATGTTTACCCGAATTCCCAGGGCCTTTGGCGCGGCCGCCACTCGCAGGATCAATGACCTTGTGTACGCCGTGCTGACCGGAAACCAGACCATGGCCTACGACGACACAGCGCTTTTCCACGTCGACCATGGGAATCTGCTTACCGGAGCGGCGCTTTCCACTACCTCCCTGGCCGCGGGTCGTGCAGCCATGCGGATTCAGACCGGCCCCGGCGGTGCCGTTCTGAATATCACCCCGAGCTTTTTGCTGGTCCCGGCCGCGTTGGAAACCACAGCCGATGTCATCCTGCGGTCAGCCGCCCTGCCCGACGACAACAAGTCTGCCGCAGTGCACAACCCCTGGCAGAACAAGCTGACACCCGTTGTCGAGGCACGTCTCGACGCATTGTCCTCGACCGGGTGGTATCTGGCTGCCAGCCCGTCCCAGATCGACACTGTCGAGGTTATCTTCCTGGATGGCGTGCAGGCCCCTGTCATCGAGGAAACCGAGACCATGAACGTGGACGGCCGCGAATACCTGGTTCGCATTGATGTCGGTGTGCGGGCCCTGGACCACCGGGGCCTGGCAAAGAACACCGGCGTGGCAGGGTAGCACAACAGACAACCGGCCCGGGTGATGCCCGGGCCGTATCATAGGAGAACGACATGGCTGACAACAAAATCCAGACCGGCGCCCGGATGACCTACGCCAACGCCACCGGGACCGATATCTCGTCCGGCGACCTGGTGCCCATCGGCGCAACATTCGGCATCGCCGCCACCGACATCGCCAACGGCGCATCTGGTGAGGTGATCATGGAAGGGGTCTACGAGATCGACGCAGTCAATAATGCTGTCATCTCGCAAGGGAATCCCGTGTACTACGTGACTGCCACCGGCAAGGCCAGCCCCACCGCCGAGGACCAGAAGTATATCGGCATCGCCTGGGCCGCCAAGGCCGAGACCGGGACCACGGTCAAGGTCAAACTGGGCTGCGGGTATCATCCCACGGTTAACGATGTAGCATAGCCCTACCCTCCCCTAGCCGCCCGGCCGCCATCACGGGGCCGGGCATATAGAAAAATGAGACATTGGATACAGCACAAACTCAATCCCCTGCACGTTTATTGTCGGCTTATGGATATGGGCCTCGGACAGGCTCTGGCATGGCGCACGGCATCGAGGTGGGAGCGGGTCTATAAAGTATTTTTCCCCCAAAGGGGTCCAGTATGATGCAGTTTTCCGGCCTGGAGACCGCCACCGTTTCCATCATCGGGTCCATTGTCACTGGCGCGGTCGTTCGGGTCTGGATGGGGAGGGGATTTGTCAGCAAGGAGACGTGTACGGTGAATCGGACCACGTGCGACCAGGTGCATAAATCTGCCCAAGGATTGGTGGATTCCCGTATCTCGGGAATTGAGAAGGGGTTGAGTGTTTTGGCCGAAAAGACCTCCAAGGATCAGGCCCAGCAATATCGCATGCTGCGGGCGTTGGTGGTGTACTCGAATATCCCGCCGGAAAAGCAGCAGGAAATCCTGAACGACCGGAGCGAACGATGAACATGGTTCGGATACTGCGCACGTCCACCACCCAGCAAGGCACGCTGGGCGTGATGGTCCTGCCAGGTGGCTGGACCTGCAGGACCATGGAGCTCCCCTGGCGGGAGAACCGGACAAACATCTCCTGTATCCCGGCTGGGGAATATGACTGCGTGGCCGTACCCTCAGTGAAGTATGGCCGGGTCTATTATGTCCAGGATGTCTCTGGGCGAACGGGGATCCTCATTCATTCGGGCAATCTTGCGGGAGATGTCGAGCAGGGGTGGTTGACGCATTCCCACGGCTGCATCCTGCCGGGAAAGTATGACGGGCATTTGGGCAACCAGCTGGCCGTGCTGGTCTCTCGGCCTACGGTCACGGAAATTATGATGCGCATGCAGGGAGATCCTTTCCGGCTGCGCGTGGAGGAGATGTATCGATGATACTGACAAGCCTACTTACCGGCGGCCTCACAGGTGTTCTCGGCTCGCTGTTTACCAACGTGGCCGACATCTGGAAGCGCCACCAGGACCGCAAGCACGAGATCGATTTGAAAAAGCTCGATCTCGAGGCAATGGACAAGGAGTGGGAGTATCGTGCCCGCCAGACCGAGGTCGAAGGGGAAATCCGGCTCAGGGAGTCTGCCGACGATCTGCGCGAGGCGTCCTATGCCAACGACGCGATCAGGTACGCCACGGGCGTGAAAATCAAATCGGCCTGGCTTTCAGCCCTCCTGGTCATGGTGGACGTGGTCCGGGGATTGATCAGGCCCGCGCTGACCGTGTACCTCATCTGGCTGGTCTGGAACACCCGGGCCGAGGTCCGCGCCGTCATCGACGCTGCTGGCGGCGTCCAGGCCACGGATGTGACCACCGCTGTGCAGACATATCGGTCCATCATCGAGATGATCCTCTACCTGGCGGCTACATGCGTGACTTGGTGGTTCGGCACGCGGCCCATACAGCGGGGGAAGTAATGGACATCGCCGACCGCGCATACGTCTCCGAAGTGGGCTACCTGCAGGATTGTCTGTCTGCCGTGCAGGAGATCTCCGACGTCGAGCGTGTCAGTCTGACCCACTGCGAGATCTGCGGGGAGCGCATCCCCGAGGCCCGGCGGGTGGCCGTGCCCGGGGTGCGGTTGTGTATTGAGTGCCAGGAAGAATTGGAGCGGGGGTGGTGATGTACGTCGAGCAGGTACGCGCGGACCTTGATTGCATCTATGGCGAGATCGGCAATCCGGCCACGTACAACGGGGCCGACGTGACCGTCTGCGTTTGGCGGGCAAACGGGCTGCAGGACGCCGGAGGGTTTGTCCGCGAAACCGCATCCTGCCGAGTCCGGACCAGCGAGGTGGCGGCCATCAAAAAAGGGTCGGACGCGCTGACATACGGCGGGGTTACGTGGCTCGTGGACGACGTGGAGCGGTCGGATGCGTATGAGCATTTGTTGATCCTGGTGCGGGAATACGCGGGGCAACTATGAATATCGATCTCAAAGAAGACGGTACCGCCGCTGTCATCGCCGACCTGAAAAAGATCACCGGACCGCTAGGCGAAAAAGCGAGTCAATCAGCCCTCAAGTCCTGCGGCTGGTACATGCAGCAGGCCCTCAAGGACGAAGGCCGTCGCGGATCATCCAGCCGGTGGGGTCGCCTCAATCCGCACACAAAGATCCTCCATCAGACCCACTCGGGCAAGTACATCAAAACCACACGCTGGAAGACCGGCAAGCGCAAGGGCCAGGTGCGTCCCAAGACATCCAGGGCAGGGAAGCCGCTCTCACGGATGGTCAATGCGCCACGGTACGTGGTTACAGGAAACGAGGTTGAAATCGGCTTTGTGGGCAACGCCCGGTCAGCGGCCGGAATGATTTCGTCCATGGCCGTGCCTGCGGGTATCAGGGTGACGCCAAAAATGCGGCGATTCTTTTTTGCCATTGGATTTCCTTTGAAAAAAGAGACTACCTGGCTCTATCGCCGCGCCCGGCCCTGGGTCAGACCTCGCTACGAAAAAGAAAAGGCCGGAATCGGCAAGCGGTACGAGGACAAATTCATCGGCGCCCTGGAGCGCTACGGAGTGAAGTTTGAGTAACCCAACGATCAACACGATTATTGTCGGCCTTGCCGAGGCTATTGGAGCGGACAGCAGCATCGCCGAGTGGGTAGCCGATCATTACGGCGACGACGCCACGCACCACGTACACATCGGCATCGACTACGACCATCCGCCCGTGCCCCAGGAAGACGGTCCGATCATCGAGATTGCGACCGGCAAGCGCAGGCGTGATCTGGATGCCCGCTGCCAGGTCCACCAGGTGCAGCTCGGGACCCTGGTCTATTCGACGGGCTACACGACCGGCACTGACTCAAACGTGCATATCTCCACGGGCGTGGGGTGGGTCAACGACCTGGCGGTGATGGTGGAGCATGCTGCTGTTAAATATTTCCACGATAACCACATCTTGTGGCACACGTCGGACGGGCTGCCTGATTCATCCGGCGGGAACACATATCGTGCGGTCTGGACGGTGGACGTCTCGGTCCGCGACGTGATTGTTTATTAAAAGGAGAACATCATGAAACTAACCCAACGAAGGGTCATCCTCGTCAAAGAGGAGACAACCCGGGGCACCGACGCCACTCCCACGGCCGCAACAGATGCCATTGTGTGCAACACGGCGGCGGTCATGAAGCCGTCCGGGGAAGAAATTGCCCGGAACACCGTGCGCCCGATCTGGTCGTCCCAGGGGCATGTTGTCCACGGCGTTTTCAACACCATCGACATCGAGGTGGAGCTTGCGGGGTCCGGGACACCTGGTACCGCACCTGCATTCGGGCCGTTGCTCAAATGCTGCGCCATGTCCGAGGATGTGGAAACGGACACATCGGTCACCTATGCAAGCGCTACCCAGACTCCTGCAGCGCAAAAGACATGCACGGTTTATTGGTATGAGGACGGGGCGCTGCACAAGATGGTCGGATGTGTCGGCACGATGAATCTATCCGCGCCATCCGGCATCGGGAAGCTTTCGTTTTCCCTGCAGGGCACGTATGTTGCCCCCACGGATACGGCACTTCCGGATGCAGTGTTGTCGAGCGTTGTGCCGCCTGTTGTTGCGGGGATCAGTCTGACAATTGGGTCGTTTACCCCTGTCATCACTGCATTGTCCGTCAGTTTGGGCAACAGTATCGCCAAACGGCAGGACATCAACGATGAAAACGGCATTGCCGGGTTTGTTATCAACGGTCGCGAGGTGACCGGATCGATAGATCCTGAAGCCGCAACCTTTGCCGAGTTTAATCCCTGGGCAGCCTGGAAAGCCGGTACTACTGCGGCCATCTCCGCGACCATAGGCGACACGCCAGGCAACACCTGCGCAACCTCTCTACCGGTGTGCCAGTACCGTACGCCGAGTTACGGGGACCGCGAGGGTGTCAGGACATATGACCTGACCTTTGTTGCCAGGGATGATGCGGGAGGTCCGGAATTTGTGCTGACGTTTAGCTAGAATCGCCAGGGCGGACCATCCGGCCCGCCCTGACCACATCAGGGGAGGGACAAAAGGAATGAGAGACTTAACAGCAACAAAAAACATCATTGAAATCAAAGACGCCATGGCCGGGGTTGTCCATGAGCTCCACTATCGCACCCCCACGACATCAGAGCGGGTCAAGTTTCGGACCCAGCTGTTCGAGCGGCGGGGCAATAAAATCATCAACCGCGCCCTGGCCACCCAGGAGAAGTTTGGGGCACTTATCCTGGAAGGGTTCAAAAAGGGCACGATCTCCGTGGATGGCAAAGCGATTGCGGCTGATCCCGACGATCCGGATTATTACCAGGAATGGAAAGAATTGATGACAAAGGCCGCCCCGGAGCTGCTTGCGGTTGTCGCCCGCGTGGCCTTTGACGGGGCCGAGGCGGTCCACCGGCCCGACCAGCCGGCAGAGATCGTCATGGAAGAGCTGGAGGAGGATCTGGGGGAATAATCAGCCGCTACGGTCAGAGGTGCACACCGCAGCGGCAGGAGCAATGCAAAAAGGCCAATGGATCGTTTTTCCCGGCATGCTGCGAGGGCTGCCCGGCAAACAATTTCAGGGGATCGATATGGGTAGAGCACTTGTTGTGGATCAGACACATCCGCAGGGGCGGCTACCCGTTTTCGCAGGACGACTTGAGCGTGGAGATGTGGGAAGATTTGGGAACGCTGGATGTGGTGCTTACGGGCAAAGGATCTGGATCAAAACGGTAGACCAGTCGATCCGCACGTCATCCATGTCCGGCTTGTGCGCCTCCCACCACGAATCACTGTGGTCCGATTCGTCGTTACCATCGCTATCTTTGGTATTTGGCACGGTTGAATTTCTCAAGTCCTGCCGGACCGACTCGATAAAAGCCTCCCTGTCTTTACAGGTGGACCCCAGCGCGAGCGGCTCAAGCGACCCGTCAATGCCTGGATGGTCAATTTCGAGCACGTCCACGGCCTGATTGCCAATATTGGGCGCCGGGTGGCTGGCTGCACAACCGGCACACAACATGATCAATACTATCGCAATCGCAACACATCGTCTCATAACGTCAACTCCGTTTTTCCGCACGATATCACATAGCCCCAGGATTGCAAGATATGGCCGAAAATAGAGTCAAAATAACGATCAGCGCGGACGGCAAGAGTGCTGAGCAGGCATTTGCGCGGCTGAATAAGCAAATCGATGCAACCGGCAAACAGACCAAGGGCGCACGTCAACACATGCGTGATCTTGGAACCGGGGTTAAGGATCTTGGCGGTCGTGTGCTTAATCTCAAGACAGCCTTTATTGGTCTATCAGGCGCTTTTGTCGTCAAAGAGCTGTTTACGACAGGACAAGAGGCCGCGAAGCTCAACAAGTCGTTTGTCGAAATAACCGGATCTACGAAGGCCGCCGAAGTCGAGATGAAGTTTCTGCACAAGACTGCCGACGACCTGGGGCAGAATTTCTACGAGCTAGCCGGGTCATATAAAGGGATCGCTGCCGCCGCCAAAGATACCAACCTTGAAGGCCAGGCGACGCGAGACATATTTATGTCAGTTACCAAGGCCACTGCATCCCTTGGACTGTCTGCAGACGAGACAAGCGGCGCACTAAACGCCATATCGCAGATGATATCAAAGGGCACCGTCCAAGCCGAAGAATTGCGCGGACAGCTCGGCGAGCGCCTGCCGGGGGCATTTCAGTTGGCATCAAAAGCCATGGGCGTATCAACGCAAGAATTGGGCAAGATGCTTGAAAAAGGCGAGGTGACTGCAGAGGTCATGCTGCCACGCCTGGCACGAGTCCTGTCAGAGCAATACAGCGGAGAGGTCAACGAGGCGACGCGGGCGTCCAACAAGTGGAACGAAGCATGGACCAACGCAAAGGTCACCATTGCAGATTCAGGATTTCTTACCGAAGCGTCGGACGCAATTCAAGATTTATCGGCGCAGATGATGAGCCCCGAAATGCAGGAAGCGCTAAAGGACCTTGGCCGCGGCCTCGGCGTAATGGTTGGCCATGCAGGAGATCTTGTCCCGCTATTGAGCGACGTAGCTACGGGCGTCGGCAAGGTTTCCGACAAGGTTGGCCAGGTGTACGACATATACATGGGCCTCCCTGACGACGTTAGATCTGCTGTTGGATACGGTCTCGTAGGCAGGATTTTACTAGGCGGAAAGGGCGGAACGGCAATAGGGCTACTGGCATCGAGGCTGGACACGTGGACCAACTCGATCGCCGGATTTAAGGCCGCCTCGTCTGGAGAAATCGGATGGCTCGACTATGCAACCGCCAATGCAGAAAAACTGGCACAGATGCTCGACGATGCGCACCGGGCAAAACTTCGGTTACAAAATGCCGGACGAAACTGGCAGCAAGAAGAAGCAGATATCATGGCGCTCTCACGTGCATGGTATAGTTTTTCCAAGTCTCAGGGCGAAATCGAAAAGGATGTTGTAAAAAACCACGAAGTTGCCAGTAAAAAAATTGTCAAAGTCGACGAAAAACGGTTCAAGGAAGAGGAAAAACTCCTCAAAAAAGAACTCAAAGAAAACGAGGACATGCTTAAAAAACTCGGCAAGGCCGAGGACAAGGCGCACAAGCAGGCCGTTGATGCGGCTGTCAAGGCGTTTGAGAAAAAACAGGACCTGCTGGAGGACTTTGAGGCAGTATATGATCGATCCCTGGGCGATCAGTATCAGATGGACAGGGATATGGTCCGTGCCCAGGCCAAATTGTATGAGGACGCCGGGGCCGACAAGGTAAAGGTCGCCGAGTGGGCTGAAAACGAGATCGAGAAGATCAACGCCGACGAACTCCGGGCGCATCAGGAGGCCGAGCGCAAAAAGGCCCTGGCGTCTGACGATTTTTTTGCCGGGCTGAAATACGGATACGACGACAACCTGAAATACTCACGCACCTGGGCAATGACCGGCTACGACATCATGCGGGACTTTGCCCAGGAGTCGGGCGATGTCATGTCTGACGTGCTTTTCGATGCCGTCAAGGGCGACATGGCGAGCCTGGGAGATTATTGGGAGTCCTTCTGGGATTCCATGCTCAGGTCCATGACCGACTATGTCGGCCAGATGGCCGCGGAGTGGGCCACGTCAAATCTGATTTCGTGGGGCGCTGCCGGTATAGATGCGCTCATGTCGTTTCACACGGGCGCGACAAAAATCAAGGAAGACGAACTTCTTGCCGTACTTCAACAGGGCGAGATGGTCATTCCCGCTCGCCAGGCAGAGGCGATCAGGAGCGCAATCGACAACGGCGGAATGTCTGCGGGAACGTTTTTCGACACCGTTTCGGGAGCGGTTGCTGTCGGGGCTCGAGCAGGAACATCGTTTGGATTTGACTCATGGGGCAGCCCTGACGTTGCCGGAATGATGGCCTCGCAGGCTATATCTTCCGTGC